TCGGTATCGATACGCATAAACTCCGTATCGGCACTTCCATTATCCCCAAGGAATACAAACCTTCCGTTACTTGCGTTATCTCTGGCGTAGAAATTTAAAGATGCTCCCGCTCTTTCTATTTCACTAAATTGATTTGTGCCATCAGTATCTGTTAGTCTTATAGCAGGAAGTGCTGAAGCTATCTCTAGTTCTGCATTAGGGCTAAATGGTGGTCCTCCATCGGGGAAAATGAGGAGGCCATTGCCATTCATCACCATTCTTGTTCCTCCTGCTGCCCCGAATCTCATGTCACTATTATTGTGCCTATAGTCAATAAATCCTTGATAAGCAGCAGCTCCCGCTGCCCCATCAGCAAAATATAGACCTGCACTAGAACTAGTCCCCGCGAATATACTCATACCTTGATGCCCTACTCCATCACCAACAACAAGTCTGTTAGCCGCACTGCTGAAAGCACTACCGCTAGTTAACCCAATTCCAACAAGACCATCCTCATTTATACGCATAGCCTCAACACTTTCCGTAGAAAAGATTAAGCTACCGTTCGATCCAGCGTTATTTAAAGTAGTATTAACTCCATCAAGAGTAAGAGTAGTAAGTGCTGACGAGCTAGTATCATGAAGAGTTAAAACAGGAGTGCCGTCAGAAATTTTTACATCACCTCCATAAACATGAAGCTGCTCTGATGGAGTTAGCGTTCCTATACCAACTTTACCAGCATCAGTAACAGTTAACCTTCTGCTCCCATTGGTCATTATGCTTATGTCATCAGCAGTATCTGTCCCTATGCGAAAATCATCATTGGCTTGTTCGAAAGCTTTAAAAGTAGAATTAGCTCCAGTAATAACAAGGCTTGCTCCTGTTATAATGTTAGCTCCTATTGAATTTGTTGTAGTCGCACCTCTATCAGTAACAATCTGTAAAGTATCTCCCTCAGATCCACTAACTCCTGTTAATACAGGATTGCCATTTATGTAAAGTCCACTATCAGAGTCAACATAAACACCGCTTTTAAAATTTAGTGTTAAAGTATTTGCACCAGAAGAAAAAGTATTTGTTGGAAAGGCATCAGATAAAACAAAAGCACCACTATGATTTCCAGAAACTATAGAGTTTCTACCAGCAGCTACTCCATAATCAGCTAAAACTCTGTTATCGCTACCCCCAAAAACTACAGAAGAATCACCAGAAGCGATATTCTGAGTACCTCCACCAATTACTGAGTTATTAGAATAAATTGTGTTTGTTGCTCCCGCACCGATGAATGAGTAAGTGGCATCAAGTATTTTGTTTTCTGTTCCTCCAACTAAAGCATTGGAAATTATGCTAGCACTACCTGAAATTTTATTTGAAACACCCCCACCAAGAAAATGTGCATGCCCTGTTTTGATTAAATTATTTTCTCCTCCTAATAAAACAGAATAGTTTGCTCCGCTTATATCATTATTTTTACCCCCAAGAGAAGATGAAAATCTACTCCAGTCAACATCATTACCTGAACCGCCGCCAATAAAGTTTAACTCATTTCCAGAGATTTTATTGTGAGATCCCGCACTAATTACATTATAATGGCCACTAATAGAATTATTAGCACCTCCTACTATTATCGAACCTGTAGGAAGAGAACCTGTTATAACTCTATTTGTAGTCTGAGAGCCTCCAATGCCAACACAATCACTTAAATCTACAGATATTTCTACAACTTCATCAACTTCTGTAACATTTACGGTCGCTGTTTGCTTACCTTCTGAAACACTAGACTCTGTAACAGCTTGTCCTCTTATGCCTCTAAATTGAGCCTTGCTAGGAGGATCTGCATTTGGACCCGTATCATCTAAGTAAATATATTCTGGGGAGCTTCCATCAGTTTGAGGAACGTTGAATCCCGTCCAAGATCCAGATCCATCTGAACCCCCAGCAGAGCCAGTTGAGTCTATAATTATGTAATTACCTCCAGATACATTAGCCCCATCATCGTACCTAACTTGAACTCCAGAACCCCCAGAAATACCTCTAAATCTTACAGGCAGTGATGGATCAGTGTATCCAGACTCAACAATTAAATGAACTTGACCCCCTTCTCCATTTTCTGCTGCTCCTGTATTTCCAAGTTGTTTAATTTGTGTTTTATCTACAGAAATATTACCTCTTGTAGTATAATTAACTACATGTTCATTTCTTACTGAACATATAGGATATATTAATTCAAAATTACCTTGAGCGTCCTCTGTTTTATAATCAAAGACGGAATGTGTGAAATTACCTGTATTTTCCCCTTCTTGAGAAGGCTCTCCTGTCAGAAATTCAGTGCCTACTATTTGATAGTTTTGCTTATCTAGCTTTATTTTTACTTGAAACTCAATGCTTTGATCAATAGGAACTGAAAAAGCACTTCCCATTCCTGATATAACCCCAGAAGCTCTGCTATCAAAGGGGGAATTAGTTATTACATAAGCTTGAGCAAAAGTATATGAATAATCTATAACTGAACCATCGTTAGATGTATTAGTTATAATATTGTGACTAAAAGGAGTAATTTCATTTATAAGAAATTCTCCTACAGGAGAAAAAGAAAAATCTAAAAGTCCGTCTTCAAAAATATCAGCCATTAATCATCTTCATTATTTACAGAAGATAATTGGTTGTCTAACTCACACTTGTCGCTGATAGAGCAAATTTCACCTTCTCTGTTTATATAAAATAATCTGTCAAACCATTTAAAATTAGTTAATTTCACTGGTTTAATCTCTTTTTCTATATCTTCTCCAGAAAATGGTGAATAAAAATATTTTACTCCCCCCGCTTTCATCGACCCATCTGGAAAAAGATATTGCTTTTCTGCAAAATAACAATCTTTGAGAGTTGTATTCTGCCAATGTTCAATATATGCAAAATCATTATCAAAGTCGTGCCGCTTTGTTTCAAACTTTATAGTCTTTTTTACGATGGTTTTCACTTTAATAATAATATAAATAATTACACCTATTTCAATTTTTATTCGAAAAATGAAAACAAGTTACAGAAATGACACACACTTTTTTTTACCAAACTTGCATATAAATGTAAGTAGTGTATGATGACAACCAAAGAAGACTACCTAAAAACAAAAGTGAAGGAAAGACCAAGAAATAAAAATGAAGCCAAAGAGTTTAAAAAACAATTTAAACTACCTTGGGAAGATTTTTCTATAAAATCACTACTAATTATTGCAGCTTTTTTATTATATGTGGTATTTTTTAAATAATTAAAATTAATTTTTAATCGGATTCTTCAGAACCTTTTGCTCTCTCTATTTGCTCTGATGTAGGCGCTCCTTTGTCGCCTTTCTTTCTCATTTTTTCACCAGAGCCTCTTTTAATTCTTTCTTTTTTCTTCCTAATATTTTCCCAGAGACTACTATCTGACTTCTCTTTCTCTTTGAGAATCTCTTTATGACGCTTCATAAAAGCCTCATGATTAGGACCAGCCATATATAATGTTTTACCATCATCGGTTTTGTGAGTATGAATTCCCTTTAGACCCATTTTTTCAGAATCTTTTTCAGCCTCTTCTTTGCTTTCAAAGTAATGCTTATTTACATCAGGAGAACCGTAAGATTTTTTCTTTTTGCCATAATGATGAGCGCTACTTTCTTTTTCTTTTTGTTTCTTTAAAATTTCTTTTTGCAACCAGCTAGGAAGTTTTTTTTGCTTTTCTGTTAACTGACCCTCATTCTCTTCCATTAGCATAGATCTATCTTCTTTATACTGCACAGCACAAGTAGACATTGTTTTATCCATATCCATATCTTTAGTGTCAACCATCTCTGCATCTGTCATCATACAATGACTCATGTATGATTTGAAAACAGTTTTTTCTTTATCGTCCATGTCCATTCCATAAACTTTTTTAGCTTTATATGCAGCTTTAGCTATGTCTTGATCAGCTTTTCTATAAGATTCTTTTACCTTTCCACCTCTCATCATTTTAAGAAATGTATTTACCCTAGCCATAGCCCATCCATGTCTACTCATATTTGGTCTGTGAGAAGTGCTGAAAGCACCAGCACCACGCCTATAAACTCTTTTTAATTGCCCTAATGTAACTTTCTTAGAAGATTTTTCATTATGACTTTTAACTTTTTCCTTTAGAGCATTTGTTGTTTTTTCACTAAAAGTTATTTTGCCACCACCTTTTTTTGCACTTCCTTTTTTATTTTTCTTAGAACCTTTTTTTCTTTCACTTGGTTCTGCTGGTGTTTGCGCTCCGCTTTTTGGACCACTTCTCTTTGCAGCTTCTGATTCTTCTGTTATCTCATCAACATAAGCTAATGATGGACAGGCGGATAAAAGTTCATTGTGATCAAAAAGAGTCTCGCCATCCCACTCATACTCTTCTGACGCTTTTGTCATTTTTGTCACGCTTTTAGCGCTCCACATTTTGCAGGACCAATATCTAGGGGTTGTTTTATCTTTAGCTGTATCGCAGCTATGTCTGCTTCTAAAAGCTTTTCTTCTTTTAGGGTCATCTCTTTTGATCTCCATGTTTGGGTCTCCAAAATTCACCTTAACGACGTTTCCTTTTTGGTTTTTTACATAGACAGAAAACTTCTTTGGACCTTTAGGAGTTCTAAAGGGCTTGTTTAAAGTTTTATTTTCGTTTGCAGCCTCAGTAAAAAATAATTTTTTATCTTCGCCTTCCCCTGTAACTACAGAAGCTTTAGATTCAGAATCACTAAAGATATTCATACAGACTGCAACTCTCTGCTGGTTATCCTTAAATTCTTTTTTATCTGTTAAGTTAGTGACACAACGACTCATGAAGTCGCTCTTTTTCTCGTTATTATTAGGTACTGGAAGTGGCATAATATATATATTTTATTGCTTTTACACTACAAAAGCTCCATTGGGGAACGATGTTCCTGATAAGGTAAAAACCAATGTTCGCACGTATTTAAAACATCAAAAAGGGTCACAACTGTCATTAAATCTTTTCTATCTTTTCTAGTATAACCTTTATATAAAGCATCATTAATTTTAGATACTTCATCAGTCCAATCACATCTGTTTTCAGCTAATTCTCTTAGATGTGTATTTCTAGCACATAAAAAGAAAGCTCCAAAATCAAAGGCTATCCACTCAGGTTTTAATTCGTGGTTACACCAACCCATTTTGCCTTGAACATTTTTTATCTCCAATAAAATTTTACCCTCTTTTTGTGTCTTTTTTAAACCTTTTACATCGAAAGTCTGACCATCTACAACAAAATCTGTATGATTGCCAATATCATCAGCTTTTGAAGTCTTTTTTATATCTTTATTTAAAGCTCTGCAAGAATCGTAAAATCTTTGCTGCCCCTCTGTACCAGTTTTAAAAGACTGATTTATATGCCCTGCTGAAGATAAACTTTTTGCCTTGTTTGATATCATAAAATTATATTTCAAATCTAGGGTTTTCTGGATCTATGTGGTAATATTTATGCAAACAATTGTTTTTAATTGTTTCTTCATCTATATAACCCATTAAATCATCACGACCATAGTTTATTCTTGTATAACCACACTTCAACCGTTTAGCTTCTTCTTTGTTATCTGTTGTGTGAGAGACAATAGGATTGTAAACACACTCATGCAAATCTATACTTTTAACAAGAAAAAAAGCATTCCTATCATTTAAATAAAAGGCTATCCAGTACGGCCCCATAGGATCAAGGCTACACCACCCAGTGTCACCATTTACATTTTTAAGCTCTATCAAGAATAAACCATCTTCTTCATAAGCCCCTTTTGCATCTTTTACATCATAAGGTCTCAATGTTCCATCAATATTAACTAACCCATCCCAATGAAATCGCATATCCTGTGTTCTTGTAGAAGCCTCACGATAAATATCGTTGTTTTCGCAACATTGATTAAATACACTTTCTGCTGTAATCCCTCTTCGAGACCTTCTCTCATGCTCGCCACCAGTCATTGTTTGAGCTTGTATGGTATTGTTTATACTCATTATAAAGTTATTGTTTTTGTTTCTCCTGTTGATGTATCTGTCATGAAAAAATCTTTAACATTAAATGCTTTATCATCAATCCAATAATCATATGGAGGTTTGCCCATCATTAATTTTGTTCTTTTTACACCCCAATCATTAAGTTGTTTTTCTGTTAATTTAGAGTGATCTTTGCCACTATTACCACCTCTAGCAGTCCAGTAAATTATCTTATGGCCAGCATCAAACAATTGATTAAAAAAATGTATCCTATCTTTTATCGGCCTTGCTTGTTCGTAAGGAGTATCTTGACTATCATGTGTACAAATTGTGCCGTCAATGTCTACAATATATTTCATTTTATTTTTTTAATTATATCGCTAGTGCTTATGTTTTCTATAAATGGTATAACTTTTAATATAGCATTACCTTTCGCTTTCATCTCTGATTTATTTAAAGAATCTTCATCATAATCGCCTCCTTTGCACCAAAAATCTGGTTGTAATTCTTTTAATTGTTTTGATACGGTTTTAGTATTAAATATAAACACATAGTCAACAGCTTCGTGACAGGCTACTGTATAAGCTCTTTGTTTTGCTGTTATTATAGGTCTATCTTTACCCTTTATAGACTTAACACTTGCATCTCCATTTATACCAATAACCAATTTTGAATTTAAGCTACAGGCGTTTTTCATGGCATCTAGTAAACTAGCATGTCCTGCATGAAATAGATCAAAGCAACCATTGGCAAATATAAAAAATTTTTTAATACCACACGATTCAAGCTCTCTTGCAAAAAGCCTTTCTTGTTTGATTTCTTCAAATGATATTATTTTTCTATGTTTCATATTGTAGCAACACCCTTCTTTTTAATAACCCTTTGGCAGCAAGATTGAGCGTATGTGATTGAGCATTTAATATCTTTAGTGGCTGTATATGAATAAGCAAATGCAGCTAAAAATGTATCCCCTGCCCCTGAGACATCTCTAACTTCTGAAGGATCGTTAAGTTTATATTCTTGACCATTGTACCAACAGCCTTTTGCTCCTTTTGTTACTATCAAGTTTTCTCCTTGATGGGTCCACCCATTCTCTTTGTATTCTTTATCGTTTATTTTAATAAAAGTAAACAAATTAGCCCATTCTTGATTATATTTTTTCTTGGTATCTAAAAAACTTAACTTACTTCTACTCGCAATCTCTCTTAAGTTAGAATCCGTTAAGTAACCTTTATTATAATCTGAAACAATAACAGCATCAAGTTCTTCTATATTTTCTGGTATCTTATTACAAGGTTCATACTTGTCTGTATCAACCCTTAAAAACATTTGATTTGATTCTAAATCGATATATCTAGTTTTAGCCCCAATGCATAAATTAGTATTTAATGATATGTCATTTTCAAAAGGCATATCTTTAAAAGTCTCCTTATCCATGGCTCGCATATTTTCATAAACATTTGCGGCCATACCTAAATTACTTGTATTATAATCTAGAGTAAATACAGGAACAGGAGCTTCTGGACATAGGCGATTAGCTTTACCATAGCAAAACTCATCTTTACAAGTTTCACCTATAACTAAAAATTTCATTTCTGAGATGAGCCTTTTTCTAGCCTATAAGAATCTTCATTAAAATGTTGAGTACTAACCTCAAACACATCTGCATCTTCTAGAGCTGTCAGTTTGTGTGGTATGCAGGGTTTTAAATGAACAGTGTCGCCTTCTATTAACTCCTTTTCAAAACGTTCAGAGTTCTCTAAATTAAAATATTCTAGCTTAAGCTTACCCCTAGTAACACACCAAGTTTCTTCCTTTTGTATATGATAATGCATAGAGAAAGAAGACCCTTTTTTAAAGCGCAAAATTTTACCACAATATTTATAATTGTTGGTAATCCAAAGCTCTTCTCCCCAACCCTTGGGGTGAGCTTCTAATCGACTAAAAATAGGCAACATACTCATTAAGAGTATTATAACCTATCGCAAAGATTATTCAAGGGTTATTCCCCTTTATCTTTCGCTTTGCCTACGTTAATAGCAGCCCAATCTACAAGGCCATAAATTTTAGCCCAAAGAGTACCCTTTTTTGGAGTAGGAGTTGCTGCTGTAATTGCAGATGCTAAAGCGATTGCGGCGGTAAGAACACCGAACCAAGGATTGTCTTCAATTAATTTGAGAATTACTTCCATAATATATTATAGTTATACAATATATTACACAATGAGAAAAAAACAGGGAATTATTTATAAAGAGTTACTAATTTAGGAGCTATTTCCTCTAATTCTTCACAAAGTCTGCTTATTTCAGGCGATTCCATTTTTTCAGATAAGTTTTTTAGCTTACTTACCTCCCAGCAAAATCTATTATAGATTGGCCCTTGAACGTATTTTCTATCTGTCTCATTATCATAAATAAAAGTATCAAATACTTCATATCTAGTAGGATCAATACACTTTTCTATAGGGTCAAATATTGAATTGCCTACAACGAAATTAAAAATTTCATTTCTATCAACTTTAATTGGAAATCCTTTTTGCATTTAAAAGAGAAATAACACCAAAAATTATGTAACTCAAGTTTTATTATGTAATTCTTATTCTGCTTCTAATTTTAGAGACATGTCTCTTTTTCTCTAAAACTGATCCCCCTTCTCTACTCCCAGCACCGTTAGTGTTTCCCTCTATTGTAGTGACGTAACCACTTGAATCTATATCTTTTATAGCTATACCTATATGAGAAAATGTAAAGACCACAATATCTCCAGCTTTAATATCTTCATTAGTTGGCTTACGGAGATCTATACCATTTGCAACTTGCTGCTTTGCCCAGTTCTCAAAATCCCACGCCCCAGCAGTTCTAGGTCTTTTAAATTTTACATCTTCCCCATCAATAGCTTCTCTCACTAACCAGCAAATAAAAGCAGCACACCAAGGCCAACCTTTATCTGCATCAAGCCAAGTAGCAGCTTTGTATTCATCAACTCTAGGTCCACAATTACTTCCATCAACTTCTGATACACCTATCTCCTCACGAGCTATTAAAACCATTTTTTGAGGTACGTCTTTACCGTTCATATTATCTTTCTTTGTTGATAGTTCAGATAAAATAGCATTCCAAGTTACAGGCCCATCTGCCCCATCGGCAGAAACGCCAATAAGTTTTTGAACAGCTTTTACTACCTCTTTTTTACCTTTAAAATTCATTATTTATATACATTTTTTACTAAACGAGGCACATACAGACATTACCACGCACAATGCCATTAAAGTACAAATAAAATCAGAAAAGCTTACAATTTTTTTATGAAGAATTGCCGATTGCTCTTCATTATAATACATTTTTGTATCCATGATGTTATTTATAGCATCTATTGTGGGGTCTGTCATCTCATACATTTTTGGTATAGACCCTTTGATTTTTTCAATGTCATTATTTTCTGCCCACTTTATCAATTGATCTACATAAATACTTATTTTTTTCTCTTGTTCAAAAACAAACTTAGCATATTCTTCTTCTTTAGCTGTTATATCTTTCTTATAACCTTCTAAATATTCATTTTTATAACCTCTCTCCTCCTTCAATATATCTATCATTTCTTCAGGAGTTATAATACCATGAGAAACTTGAATAACTGAATTAACTATAATAACCCCATACCAGTCAAAACACATACCAATCTCCATAATTGATGATTCAGACTGTCTAGCGTTTTCTGCTAAAGTTGTTTTTATTTTTTTATTTAGATCAAAACCTTTTATACCAAAGGCTAAACAAATTATTGAAAGGCAATAAACTATAAATTTTGGTCTCATTTTTTAAGAAATTTTTCTGGATTCTTTTCAAATCTCTGAGCTAATCTCACTACACCTCCTATAACTTCAGGACTAACAACACCTATTATTCCATAAGTAATTGCTTTAGTAAGAGACGAAACATCTGTTTGTTCTAAAACAAACCAAGCAATACCTGAAGCTATTGCGGCTGTAAGTATTCTTTTAAACTGTTGTTTTATAGATAATTCATTGTTTCCAGACAAAAGCCTAGCAAACATAGCCGCTGCTCCGATCAAAGGGACTAGCCATCCACCCTGAAGGAATTCTTTTAACAAGGATTTTTCTGGTTCCATTGAATGTACTTACACAAAAAAAGCCTCCCTTGCGGAAGGCTTTTTAATTTTGTATTAAAAGTAAATTTAAATTAATTAAAATTTAAAATTTATAACCTATTCCTGCTCCAATAATCCACTCATCTTCAACTTCAAAAGAAGATCCCTCAAAGTCATTATTATTGTATGATAATTTAGCAGAAGCAGATAATTGATCGCTTATAGGATAACTAGCTTTTAAGCCAGCTTCAATTGCAGTGTACTCATCAACAAGATTAACGGCAATAAAAGGCACTACAATTAAATCATTGATTGGTGTCTCAACTGAAGTTGAAGCGCCAAGCTCTACTCCATACCACTCATTATCTAAATCATGCCAAACAGAGGCAGAAGCATCAATAAGTGAGATTTTATAAGCAAGACCAATTGCAATTTCTTCTCTGTCTCCAAAAACCGAATCGAAACCAGTAAAACTTGCAGTCGCATCAAATTTTTGTCCAAATACATCAATCCCTTTGCTGTAAGCAATAGAAAAATCTGTATCTTCAGAGTCTCCGTCTGTGTCATAAAGACCAAGACCTATAGAAAGATCTCCACCAGCAAGAGGAGCAGTTAAGTCAAGAGAATAACCCAAAGAGTCCTCTCTTACGGCTAAACCTCTATCTGTTGTAAAATTAGAGGCAGAAAAACCAACATCAACTGAAGCGTCTGCTAAAGTTGTGCTGTAAGCTGCGCTACCTAAAATAGCGCCCATCAGTAGTGTAAGAATAAATTTCTTCATAAGATATAATAATATATTACAATTTTGTAATGGTCAAGGGAAATATTTTATTCTTCCGCAGACTCATCATCATCCTCTAGAGGAGCAATGGAAGGCTCTGCAAATTGAGGTTGTGAAATTTCTTGAGAAATTTTCTTAGCTAGTACGGTTGCGGCTTCAGCAACATTAAGACCGCCAGCTTTTACTGCGATATCTAAAAGTTGAGTGAGAACCTGCAATTCCTGATCAGTGAATTCAATTGTTTTCATATATTTGTATTATATGATACTATAAAAAAAAATCAAGGCCAAACTCTAAAATTTCCTGTGCCTGTATATCTGAATCCAGCGTTATATGGATCAAGGAAAAGTCCAGTATGGCCCCATCTACCTGTAAGAGTATCTATCTTCCTGTTATACTCTTGTATATCTTGAGTAAATTCTTGATATCTACCTGTATTTACCCCTCCTCCACTATAAAATTGACCAGTTAAAATATTTCTATAATTCTGCCAATCACCGCTATCCGTTGATAAATCAGTGTGTATACTATTTCTAATAGGAATTCCAGTAATAAAAGCCATTTGTTTTAATTACACAAAAAGCTTACTTATTGCTGGGAAAATATAACTGACGCTCAAGTTTGCGGAATCTAGCATCAGAATGCCAGACCTCATCAGTTTCTGGAGTGTAGATGCCTTTAGCTGTCTTTATCGGACTTGCTTTCTCTAGACTCAGCGTAGAAGGCTGATAAATATTTAAAACTTGCGTCTTCACGGATGAGTTCGTCTCGCAAGAGATCAGCACGGTCTGCATCACCGTCACCAGCCCTAATATCTTCAAGATCTTGAATAATTCTTTTACGTGTTTTTTCATGGTTATGTCTTAATTCTATGTAGAAAAGCTTATTTTTTAAAGATAAATATAGCTCAATTGATTTTAAAACACTTTTAATTAAGGAAAGCATCAATGTTTTCTTCTACATATTCATTTACACTTTTCCAATCATAATCACCAATTATTTCATTTAACTTTGATATGTCGGCCTTTGTAAATTTTTGATACTGTCCTTTTAGCCCTTTGGGCATTGGTATTTCTTCTATCTCAGAGTTAGAGTTTTCTTTTATTATCTCTGCTACATCTCTGAAAGAGATAGGCTCACCTGTGCCTATGTTAAATATTCCTGAAGCGTCATTTGTCAAAAGCCTGTAGTGCATTTCACACACATCATCTACAGAAACAAAATCTCTTTTGTATTTTTCGCTTTTCTCAAAGATCTTTATTTTACCACCTGTCTGCGCTTCTTTTATAAATTTTGAAACAGGGCTGGCTTGCTTGCCTTTTTTATCTTCGCCCAAACCGTACACATTAAAATATCTAAAACCTTGATATGGATATTCTTGATTCATCAACCAGCAATCAAACATATACTTGCTAAAAGCATAAGGACTCAATGGCTTGCAAAATTCATCTTCTTTAAAAGTTTTAGATGTACCATAAACAGATGCGCTACTAGCATATTGAAACTTTATCTCATAAGCCTCACACATCTTGTAAAGGTTGGCTGAGTATTCAAAGTTTTGATCTAATATTTTTTTTAGATCGGTTTCTGTAGTGCTTGAATTTGCACCAAGATGAATTACAAAGTCTTGATTGAAGATATCTGGATAACCAGTATTACCTAAAGATACATCAAACCTTGTGACTTGAAACCCGCGAGCTTCTAAATATGCGGCCAAGTTTCCTCCTATAAACCCGCCAGCTCCAGTTATTAGAACTCTATTCACTTGATTCCTCAGAGGATTCTTCTTCCTCTTTTGGTTTATCATCAGGATTCTGAGGATAGTTTCCTTGAAGGACACTATCCAGAATAAAAGCTTTTATAACTGATTCATCAAAATTAGATCCTTTTATATCGGTAAGGATTTCATCTAATTCTTCATCTCCTGTAGGTAAATCAAAGTCTGCCTTACTGAAATAATTAAATTCTTCACAAAAAGCAAGGCTTTGAACTATCTCAACGATAAGTTCATCACCTTGAAACCTTTTGTGTATCTCATAAGAAGAAGAGCTTATCATTTCTTTGTCGGAATCTTTAGATTCCGAAAGCTCCAAATCTGAACTAACTTTTTTATATTCCTTAAGTATCCAAAACTTTTTAACAAGCTCACTGGACTCAGGAAATTTTATATCAGCATCAAAAGAAAGACTCCGATATAATTTTTGATCTAAAAAAGATAGAGTATAAGGCATTCTCTGTGTCTTACACTTAAATTTCCAAATTTGACTCATTTTCCTCAGAAGGGTTTACTCTTTTTGTGAGTTCTTCCAAAGCTGAGAGTTTCTCCTCATTAGACATTTTTGCGATATTTTTATCGACTTCCGAAATAGCGATGTTGTGCATTATATTTACAGCCTCCGCTACCGTGATTCTGGATACCATTTCTGATACTAAAAGAGCTTTCAACTCTTCTTGCTTTTCGGCATCCATTATTCAGTTTCCACACTTTGATAAATTCTTAAATCAGGCTGCTTAGTGCCTTCTTCTTTGAATTTATTTTTAAAAATGACGATTTTCTGCTTTGAACCATCAGATAAAGCAATCTCCCCACTATAGAAAGATTGATTTTTACCATCGACTCTCCAAAGAGCGCCTAATTCACGCTTTTTCCATTCGTCGTTATTTTTTGTATTTGTATTACTCATGAGTTTTATAATTGAATTTTCCTTCGACACTTTTCCAAAAGGCAGAAGGCCCAAGCGCATGATAGCGCCCTTTTAGTTTCTTGTAAAGTTTTTTTAATACAGGATTTTGATTTTTTGGATGATAACCAACTAATTTCCTTATTCTCTTAGCTACTGAGCCACTCATAATTTATGATCTATAAATAATTTTATTTTTCAACAAAAAGTTTTATTTTATCATTGCCATTAGAAATACAATCAGAAATAAAAGGTTTTATGTTTGATGATACTAGCTCATTTAAGCTTTTAATTGGTGAAATATCGTTTTTTATCTGTTGTACATTTTTATAAATGTATTTAACAGTAAAATCCAAGTAAACGCCGTTATCCTCTAGGTTATTTTTAATATTTCTAAGTTTGTTCCATAAAATTCTACGCAAATCTTTTATTTTTAATTTATTTAAAATGAAAGAATTCTTAATCAAAGAATAAATATCTTTATCTATGAGAGGATCGTCATTACGAGATCTTTCTATGTTAAATCCAAGTTGGCTTGTGTGAGATAAACAACTAGTTAAAAATATTTTACAATTAGAAAAATCAGCAACATCGCCGTTATTCATTTGTATCTTACCTTCTTTCAATATTTGATTGAATATAGGTACAGCGGTTTTATCGATCTTATGAAAATCATCTATAATTAAAACACTGTTTGGGGTTATAACAATCTTCTCGCATATTGAAGTATTATTACCCTGAGAAGAAGCGATCTTGTGAGGAGAAAAATTATCTGAAAAATGTACACCATTGTAAGACAAGACGTTTACCCCATGTTTTTGCAAGGAATCCTCTAGTAGTTCACAAAATAAAGACTTTCCACTAGAGTCTTCCCCACTTACTACATAGCACTCAGGAGTCGAAAATTTTCTAGTGGTTCTAACCCCAATGCTACTTAAAATTATCTCGTGTTTCAATTCATCTAGTACATCTGCTTGTCCAATAAAAGACCTGCTAACGCAATCAAAAACTTTATTTATTTTATTCTTTTTGCTTAGAGGGTTAATTTTGCGATCAAAAAATTCTTTTAAGTGAAACCGAGAGACTTCAGGTTTGTTTTTTGTTTCATCAGACTCAACCCACTTCTCTAAACTTTTGTTAAGCTTTTCTATTAAGGCTGAATGATCTTTTTCTGGATGAAGCGCAGATTCAACTATTTCCGTCTGCATTTCTTTTATAGATGGTTTTACATCCCAAAATGCAACTTTAGCTTGAGCGCCACAATGATCTATAACATCAATAGCTTTATCTGGATAATACTTGTTTGGAGTATATTTCTCGCAATACTTAATTATGTTATTTAAAAATTGATCACTGTACTTTACGCCGTGAAATTCTTCATAGTAAGAAACAATAGTTGGTAAAATTTCTTCCATTTGAAATTTAGAAGGTTCTTTTACTACAACTCTTTCAAATCTTCTATCCAGCGCTGTATCTTTCTTTATTGTGTTTGTATATTCATTGACGGTTGTAGCTCCAATACAACTTATTGTTCCTCTAGCTAGCTCTGGCTTTAGGATATTAGATGCTTCTAGAGAGTTGTTATTCGCACCTCCTGCACCAATCAATGTGTGTATTTCATCGACAAATAAAACTAAATTTGTATACTTTTTAGCCTCGGTTACAAAGTCTTCTAACCGTTTTTCAAATTGACCTCTATATTCAGTACCAGCAACCATACTAGATAAACTGACAGAGTATATCACCTTGTTGGCTATAAGCTCTGGAGCGTCTCCGCTAACAATTCTTGTGGCTAACCCCTCTACTAATGAAGTTTTACCTGTTCCAGCAGGACCAACCAATATTGCATTTGGTTTCTTTTTCCGACACAAAATAGTCGCAAGCTCATCAATCTTGCCGTCATAATCTACAATTTTATCAAACCCACCTGTAGCAGCTTTTGCATTTAAATTTTCTGCAAACTGAGACAATATTTCATTATTGTCAAACATATCGATCCAATGATCAGGAGTTTCTTCAAGTTCTTTTAGTTTTGACTCTATTTTCTCGGCTTCAAAATCTTTTATAACCAAGGCGCTCTCAGCGACTACACCAAACCTCACACTGTCAGCCTCATCCACCCCTTCTGGAAAAGAATCTTTTAAAACCCTAGGCATAAACTCCTCATCAAAGAAATTCATCAAAATCACCTCTGGTGGAATATAGTCTAAAGAATAAGTGTCCCTACAAAGTTTCTCGCAAAACTTCAAAAATTTTCTAACATCCGTTTTAAACTTATTAGATACGTTTTTATTTTTTCTTTTTTTATGTAAAATATTTCTAGAGTCTTTTACCAATTCATCATTATCAATCCCAATTTTTTTGAATATAGAAGTACAAGATAAACTCAAATCACTAATAAAACAGTGGAAAAATATGTCTAGATCAACACCATTCCTTTCTAGGATTACAGATAAATCTTTTGATTTATGAATAATACCTTCAATATGGGGGGTAAAGGGTAACTGAATCATTTATTATTTAACCGCTTTTTTAACTTGTCTTTTATACATGTAGATTTCTGGCCCTTTTATTTCGATATTAGATACAAAAAATGCACTATGGGATTTTGTGCCTCTAACAAAGATAACGTCAGTTTTCTTTAATTTGTTTTCTCTCATGAAATCACTGAATTTAAAATCTTGAGCGCCATCAATAAATAACATATCCAAGTTGCATGTTTTATCAGATACTAAAATTTTCATATATTTATTACCAGCTTGAGATTCTTTGGTAAAGAAATCTTTGACCACACAAATAGAAGTAAAAGTATCTTTATTTTCTAAAGAAGATAAATCACATAGATCGTATAAGTTATCCATGTCTTCACTCTCGTCAAAACATTCTTTAAGATCATAAGAATATGAAAAACCTAACAGGTTATTTTCAAAAGTCCAACTAGCAAACTTTTCATGATTTTTATTTTTAAAATAAATGTCTCTATATCTGTCGTACTTAGAGCGAAAAGTATTAAACCTCTTTTCTGTCATTAGGATTTTACTATCATCTGCAACCACTCTATTCAAAACCGCTTCTTGTATTGCTTTTAAAATATCAAACCCTAATCTTGACCCCAGTTTTGTAAAATTTCTTTTCTCTCTATCTGTTAAAAGATTGAAAGATTGAGCTTCCAAAACTAATTTACTTCTACTAGCACGTTTTACATTGTTATTTTCTGATTCATCCATTAAACCTGCCTGTATTAAAGATGATAGAACATTAATAGGTATTCCGCACTCTTTCGCAGCTATAAATATTTCATACTTGCTATTAAATTTAAAGCCACGAAAATCAATCAAGCTTTTTAAATTCTTATCTGAAACACCTTTTATTGACCTTAAGCCATATCTGATATTAGTTCCTTCAATTTTAAAATTAAAATCAGAATTGTATAAACAAGGAGGTAACAACTTTATATTAAAATAATCAAGTTCTTGACTAACCTTATTTACAACCTCTAAAGGATCTGGCTCAAATTCAGAACATTCTAAAATAGATAAAAAGAATTCTTGTGGGTATTTATATTTTAAATAAACTGTTTTCGCCGCAAGATCCGCGTAAGCGAAACTATGAGACTTATTAAACGAATAGTGAGAAGCCGCATCTAAAGACATCCAGTAGAAGTCTGCTACATGTTCTCCTAATTTTTTTTCTTTCGCCGCTTTATATATCTTGTCTTTCCATTTTGGCATTTCATTAACTTTTTTCTTGCCAACTATCCTTCTTAAGACTTCCGCTTCTTCAAGGGTAAATCCAAAAACTTTATTCGCAATTTGCATCAATTGCTCTTGATATAAAATAACACTTTTCGACCACGATAAAATTTCATCCAAGTCGTCTTGCACCCTCAGTTTTAAATTGTGTTTTTTATTACTAATATATGTAACTCTTTTTGTAAGGCCAGCAGGTCTAGCTAACGCAACTACGTCAGAAAGTTCATTTAAATCTTTTGGTTTAACATCCTTGCAAACTCTAAAGTTAGTTTCCGCAGAAATTTGAAATAATCCCGCTGGGTGATTTAAGTCTTTTAGTATTTCATATATAAAAGGTTCATTAGGATCAATATCATCAATATCTATTTGAACTTTCTCACAACATTTATTTGCAATTGTTAAAGTCCTTAAGCCCAAGATGTCAAACTTCACCATTAAATCTGCAACATCATCCATGTTGTAAGCTGTAATTAACTCACCGTCTTTTGTTTTTTGAAGAGGAACAACATTAGATATTTTTTGAGAACAAATTGCAATACCAGATGGGTGAACTCCTGTATTTTTAGGCAACCCTTCTACTTTTAGAGCGTGTTCAAAAGTTTTTTTATGCCCTTTCACCCATTCCCCAAAAGATTGACTTTCCTCCGCCGCTTTTTGCAAAGGTAAAACCAAACCATGGAGTTTAGGTATTGAATCTGAAATTTTCATAGCTCTCTCTTCAGACTGTTCATGAAAGTATTTTACGGCTTCTTTAATACAAAGTTTTGAACTAAATGTATTAAGCGTTAAAATTTTCGCTGTTTTTCCTTCGTGTTGTTTTTCAATATAAGAAATAACTTTATGTCTCTCATCATAAGAGATATCAGAATCAACATCAGGAAGAAGACTCCCTACCAAAAATTCTTTCCCTCTTGGGTCTTTAACTTTTTTTGCTCTAGATTTAGAGACGAATCTTTCAAAATATAAATCATGGGGTATGGGATCTATGTTCGTCACACCCAATAAATATAATACCAAACTTCCTGCGGCTGAACCTCTACCTGCACCTGTCGGTATTTCGTTTGCGTGACAGAAGTTTAATACATCCCAGTTTAAAAGGATATAATCTATAAAGCCTAATTCATCTAAAACATCAATCTCATGCTTGCATCTATCATAGTAAGTTTTTTTATTAGAAAACTTATTTATGCCTTTTTCTAACAAACCTTTTCTACAAAGATTTTTTATAACATCTAAGTTTGAACTCTCATGATTCAACCCAAGATCATTTAATACATCTTTACTTATAGAGGTTTTGGGAAGCTCTACTCCTGCTGGCTCACAATCATCATATACTGTACAATCATCAAAAATCATAAACTCATTCTCTTCTTTAATTCACAAAAAATCTCAAAACACATTTTTATGTCGTAAAGAGCATCGTGTAATTTAGAATGATCATGATTAATGTCAAAGAATTTTAATAGTGTGCCTTGAGAAACTTTGGCTTTCAAGCTTCTATCATTAATTAACTTATACTGCCAGCTCAATAAATTACCTTTAGGTTTGTCCAAGTTTTCTCTATAAGCTTTAGCGAAAGCCCTAGTATCGTAGATTCTTGATATATAAGAGTAATCTGGTTCTTGTCCTAGCATTTTTTGTAGAATAGCCAACATATAAACGTCAAAACCTAACAAGTTTTGCCCAACAATTATATATTGAGGGTCATACAAGTAAGGTTCAAATTTTGACCAAACTTCAGAAAGAGATTTTGATTTTTTCTCATACTTTTTCCAATCAAACCCTGTTAGTTTTTTTACAACCTCTGGGATGTTTAGATTTTTATGAGATATAAACTCATCATGTTCTTCCAAAATTTTTTCTCCTTGGCAAACGATCCAAGATAACTGCCAAGTTTTAGAAGAGTGTAAATTTAACCCTTCTGTTTCTGTATCAATAACTAAATATTTCTGATTATAAGGTAACATTTTTTTCTAAAAAGGATTCAAAGCAAAAGTCATCTGAACAAAAGTCATTTAAGTTAGGCTTACTGAAAGTTGGTATTCTACCCTGCCGCCTAGAACATACAGCTTTGTACATTTGAAAAGCTTGGAAATCCTCTCTATTCCTGTAGTAGATAGTTTGGGTTTTTTGAGTTTTTATATTAAGATCTTTTAACTTTCGTTTTATTTGAAAATCAAATGGATGGCTATTGTCTTCCTCCATATAAAAATGATCATATTTTTCTAAGCCTAGCTCACATAAACCAAAATTAAATATATTTTTAAAAATATATGAGTCGTAAAAAGGAACCCCTATTTTAATGTCTTCTAATTCAGAATCATGTATATTTGATATATTTAAAACCTCAAGAGGACTAAGTTTACATTTGCTATAAAGATTCCTTAAGTTATTTATACCTTTATTGTTTTTAGCAAAAAAAACTAATTTGCTAGACCCTTCGGATTCACTTTGAAAAACTGGCATTCTTATTCCATAAACCATTGGAATATCAGCATGAAGAAATGCTGAATTTGCAGCCCTAAATCCGTAAAAGTTATCTTCAACAAGTGTTACTTTTTTAAGTTTATTTGATTGAGCTATATCTATTATATCCTCAACCCTTAAAAGAGATTTACCAATACTGTAACTTGTTTTAAAGAGTGGAATTATCACACTTGAATGTTAAAGCAAATCTTCACTCTTGTCAAAAGAAAAAGCAGGGCAACCTTCATAATTTCTCATTTCTATTTTATAATTTTCTTTTTTCTTTTCATTTAAAGTTTTTTTGTCTTCTGACGAAGATAAAATTTCTCCATCTTCATTAACAAGTACATAAAACTTCTTTGGAAATTTAAATGGGCAGTGCCACATTAAAGTACCATCTCTTTTTAACTGACCTTCGTACTCTGCTCTACCACAGACAACTCTACCTGCAAAACCGTCGTCTCTCCCTAGATATCCTTTACTGTAGGCTAAATTTTTAGTAGCTGAATTTGAATTAAAATTATTAATAATTTCTTGAACGCCTGTAAGGAAATATTCAAAACCATCTAGCTCTTCTTCATTTAAGCCCTCCATTCTCATCATACCTTCATTATTGCAGTCAAACTTTAAAAACAGAAATTCCATCTGTCTTTTAAGAAACTCTGGATAAAGGTGTTTAACAGCCAAACAATACATTAAATTCTGCATGTTATCGGTATAATCTTTGCCAGAAAACATTTGTTTCGATGTTTTGAAATCTCTAATTATTGCCAAGCTTTTACGTTTAAAAAGAAATAACTTATCTATAAACCCTAAAATTCTATAATTTTTAGAACCTTCTGTTACAGAAATATCAAAATCTTTTTCGCTTATAGACTCTGTAGGTTTACTCTCTTTAGTTCCAAAAAAATCACAATTCAAACCTTCTACAGTCATCCTATTGATAAGATCCATATTTTCAAAATCATCAATACCGTGCTTTTTTGCATAAGCTTCAACCATTCTTTTAATTGGTGGAGAAGCATAAGCATTTTGAGTTTTAATTATTCTGGTGTAATGCTTTTTATGCCTAGGGTTACCAAGGTTTTCAAAGATAGCGTGACATATAGTGCCGCGAAGACTTCCTTCATTTGACTTATCGGGAAGCTTTAAATGATATTTGCACCAGTATTGCCAAGAACAAGTTTGTAACGTTTTTATTCTAGACGCTGATAACGGTTTGTTCTCATGGTCGGCCATAATGAAATTTATATTTTTTCTTTAGCTTTTTTAAAGATTGAGAAAAAGTTTTATTGACTCCTTTTTTGTCCATCTTCTCTGCTATAGATATAACTTTATGCATAGAGATTTGATGATCAGCGGAAAAACACCGATCTTGATAAAAGTATATTTGTTCTTTTGTCATATCTCCAAAATCATTACTATCTGGGGGGCAGAAATAAATTCTGTCAAAATCTACAGCATCTGAAAGTTTAAAAATAGATTTAACCGCGCCTTCAAAACCTCTATTTCTTTCAGATTCACTATCATTATTATAAGAAATATAAATGTTTTGTAAATTTAAAGCTGATAATCTTGAAATAAATTTAGGAGACATGTTTAAACCAAAAGAAACTAAAACGTTTTTTATGCCACAATCATAAAGAGCCATGCAATCACCTATGGACTCTACTATATGAACTTGTTTTTTTAGGTTTATTTGTTTCTCAACTTCATCAATGGTAAAATAAGGGTAAATCCAATTGGTAGTTTTGCCTTTATGAAACCATTTTGGTCTATCATCTTTTGTTATTTTTCTACCAGAGAATCCGTGAATTTTTTTATCATCTCTAAATATTGGAAAAACCATTCTCTGATACATAGGTCCAGAGTGAGCTAATCCACATTTAAAATCTAAAAGAGTCTGTTTTGAAATATTTTTATTTAAATAAAAATCATAATGAGGTAGCAATCTTTTAAGGCATGACACATCATATGTTTTTTCCTCTTTCAATAACTTTTTTTCAGTTCTTACACTTAAATTTGATGTTTTTAAATTTTTTAATATAGACTTAACATCTGATTTTTTGGTTGTTTTTTGAACAAGAGCCTCAAATGGTAAATACATTGTATCTTCCACATAGTCTTTCCAGACTCCTGAATCTTTATAAATTTGTAGAGCTGTAGTGTTATCGCCAGCCCTATATAAAGCATTAGTCCTCCAGTAAGGACCATGGTCTGAAAGTTTATAGCCTAAATTTTCTAAAACTTCTTTGTAATTGGTCATGGCCTTAAGATCATTGGAACGTTTTCACTTTCATTAGCCTGAACATTCACATTAACACCTCTTTGAGCATCAACTATATCTTGAAGGTCTCCTTTCTCTGTTACTGAAAAGTTTTTGAAGTCTAAATTTATATAATTTTTTTGTTTAGACCCATCATCCATTTCTACTTCGTTTATAGCACGAAGAGGATTTTTTCCTAAATGTCTAGATTTCAGATTGATAAATTTATGAGTACCTCTATCCGCGCCATCCCTACCCATCTCTTCTAAAGTTTTCTTTCTTAATAAAAATAAGTGAGAACAAAATTGTGTGATCCCATCAGATAGAGAAACAACACTTTCATCATCAACTATAGAATCAGCACCCCTGTTGGTTGTTATGCCATACCTATTTGCTTGAACAGAAGTGATCATAGAAACACAAGGATTGCCTTCAAAACAAAGCTCCCTGTGAATTGCTTGTTTGAATCTATGAACCATATAAGACACTTGCTGCCACGGACTGTCCCCCATTTTAGAAAAATCACTTTTGATATAATCAAAGCTGAAAATCATTGGGTTGCCTCTACCTACTTTTGTATAGTATAGCCTCTTCAATAAAGAACACATTTCATCAGGACTCATACCTGCTACATTCTCATAGTAAAACTTCATATGTTTAACTTCATCAAGAGTGCGTCTAATTTTTTTTATCATATCCTCGGAAGATACCCCATTATAAGTGTGGGTTCTCCACTCTCCTGTTTGAAAGAGCCATATAGGAAGCCCAGTTAAGGCTGAGGCTTGCCGAAAAATAAGCTCTTCTTCGCTCATTTCTCCATTATCAAAATGAACTACAGGCACGTCGTATTGTTTGGAAGCTTTTGTCGTAAAATCCATACAAAAATTAGTTTTACCCACACCAGATCTAGCCACTATGACTGATATATTACCAGCTAAAAGCAAAGAACCATACATATCATTAACCCTTCTGTGCGGCCCCATCATGCCAAATTCTTTTTTAGGATTATTTCCTCTTTCCTCAATTATTGGACTCATCATCTCAAATAAATTTTGAGAATCTTCCTTTCCTACTTCAAAACTTTGAAGCTCATTATTATAGACTTTGTCGCACTGATCTATTATTTCTGAGTATGGAATATTAGGATCTATATTTTTGACGTATTTACTGACTTTAACACAAGCTTCGTATATATGCCTTCTTGCTGTGTATTTTTTTAATTCTTTTACGTTTGGAAGCAACAGATCTTCAGAAACAGGCATAAAAGCCATTGATCTTATATACTCCCCTATATCAATGCTATCTGGAAACGAGACCCCTAAAGCATTTAATCTTTCAATAACTATATGCTCATCTATTTTTTCAGCATTATCAAGAGAGCGTTTTACTATTTTAAAAATAGAAACATTAACTTTTGAGTCTTTGCTATAGAAATCTTCATCATTTAGAAAGCTCGCAACCTCCTCCCACTTGTGTTGATGTTGTAGGATACAACTTAAAACGTTTTTTTCTATGCTTTGAGAATTTATCATCTAGTAAGGTTTTCGTCACTTTTTAAACTTAGCTCAAGTAATTTAGTTAAAGCCATTTCTACACAAGAATTTTCAGTTTTACCGCTTATCACAGGCTCCCCTTCTGAGTTTACATAAACAAGTATAAATCCTCTATTGCCACCTGTAGATGACCCTGTTGAGTCATAAAGTTTTTGTAATAACGATTGGGGAAGTGCGCTTTCTTCTTCTACAAGAGACATACTATATATTATTTAAAAAATTTTTGTTAGGGAATTGACCTTCTACTATTTCAGATTCTAAAATTCTTAGTAAAGTTATATTATTTATTTCACAAAAGTACTCCTTCCTCTCATCCCTCTTTAGTTGAGAAAGAAAGTTTTGTCTTGAGTTTGAGTGAAAAAACTTGTTGTACTTATAGTGTTGATTGCCATCGACTTCAACTGCTATATTTCTAGTAGCATTAAAAAAATCAAAAGTCAATCTTGTACCTGCAACTGGAAATTCTTCAAAAACAACATCTGCAAACCAATTGTCATTCAATACATCCTTTACTGTTTTTTGAATTCCACTCTTACAGTTAGCATCCCAATCAATTAAATATTTTACTGAGTTTACTATCTTCTTTTTTCTGCCGTTTGTACAAAGAAAAATCATTGCTCCATTATCTCTTCCTCTACAAACTGCTTTAATATATCTTTAATTTTAGGGTTCTCCTCAAGATTTTCTAAAATTTTATTTGTGCCTTGAAATTTTTCAGGCATCTCCAATTTATTTTTTTTACAATGTTCGAGTAAAGTTGAGTCAACTGTAATCCAAGAACTTCTCTTTTGCAAGTAAGACCACATAAGAAGCATGTCTATGACCTCTTTTTCTACCCAAATTGATCTACCTTTTGTTCTTCCATATTTTATGGGATACTGAACAATGTTTCCTGTTGTTTCGTTGGTAGACTTCAAAATTTGAACCGTAGCTATATGGCCTATAGGTTTATTCGTTATGCTTAACGATGATCCTGAATCTTGAAGGAATAGATCGCTTTGTTTTCTTTTTTTAAATTCTAAGATCCAGTCAGGGTAATGAAGAATAGCGTTGCCTCCACTGCTGTTTGTTTGATTATTGGGATCATTTTTTACATACTGACTAGCTTTAATAGATGACCTTATTTGAGAGATCATTATGCACATATGCCCAAATTTAGACATGCCTAAACTAACTCTCTTTAAGAAATCTGAAGTTATTAAAGCTCCAGCAGCAACTTTTCTTGCTTCGTGCGTACTTTTTTGCAAATCATCTTTAGCTATCATTCCATCCATACTATCAATAATAATACAAAATCTTTCGTCTTCACTATTGTTCGCTAATAGACCTCTTAAATAATCTATTACAGTATCAAAAACATTACATTCAAATACTAAGCAAGTCCCAGCGACCCATTCTTCTGGATTGTAAATAAATTTTAAACCAGATCTTTCTTTTATTTCATTGCTCAGCCTTCCTTCCGCTTTAATAAATAAACCTTTGGATTTTTTTACAGATTTAAACATGTTAAACATAACATGCAGGGCCGCGTTAGTTTTCCCCCCCTCATTAGCTCCTGTAAACCTGTGTAAACCAGCTCCAAGACCACCTCCTAAAACGTGATCCATATACATAGAACCGCTAGAAACTAAATATTCTTCAGCCTCTTTTTCATAATTATAATGATCCTCTTTGTGAGATTTAAAATACTCACTAGAATAGTCATTTGCACTTTTGCCTTTGTCTTTTTTCTTACTCATCTAAAAATTGTCTTATGGATCTTGGTTTTATTACAAGCACATCTTCGCCTTTTTTTGAACCCTCGTCAACATAAATATCTTTTTTTACTTCAGGCTTAAATAAATATTCATGATATTTTCTTTCTAAAAACTTTTTGCCGTCTTTAGTTTTAAACCAAAGTAGTGAATCTTTTATCCAGCTTGGGACTGTAAATTTAGAAAAAAAGTCATAGTCTTCGTAGCAAATACCTAGCATAATTTTTGCCACATGTATTTCTCTAGCCATTTCTCTTCCAGAGAGTTTTTTAGATAAATTTCTAGAAATGAAGCTCTTTAATCTTTCATGACCCTCATTAAATGTTTTTGTTTTCTTTTTTCGTAAAAAGACTTCGCCACATTTACATTTTTTTAAAAAAGAGGGAACTTTATTGTCTCCACATTTAGGGCAGGTTTTGTAACCTCTAGGCATACTAATAGTATAGCCTACTTAGATGTATTTGCAATATTTAAATCATTTTTAACCATTTTTGTAACCAACCCTATAAAGTTTGTTTTTGGCTCCCACTCTAGGTCTGTTCGCGCTCTAGAAGAATCACCGTACAGTAAATCAACTTCGGCTGGTCTGTAGAACTTGTCGCTAATTTCGACAATTAGATCGTCTCCATGATAATATTTTTCATGAACCCCCTTTCCTTCCCATCTACACATAGATCTATGAAATCCCGCTATATGGAAAGCTTCCTCAACAAATTCTCTAATAGTATGAGTTTCGTCAGAAGAAAGGATATATTCTTTTGGTATATTATTGTTTTCTATATACATATCAAACCTATCTTGATTTAACATTCTCCAAATACCGTCCATAAAATCTTCAGAATCACTCCAATCTCTTTTAGAATCTACATTACCAAGAACTAAAGGCTTGAAATTTTCTTGATTCGCGTACTGATGAGAAATTCTAGCGACATTCTTTGTTATCTTCCTTGTAACAAACTCCTCCCCCCTTCTAGTTCCTTCGTGATTAAATAACCACCCTTGGATTGCATATAGTTTATAAGAGTCTCTATAAACTTTTACTAAATGTCTCGCAGAACATTTGGAAGCTCCATATGGGCTTCTTGGCCTCAAGGGGTGAATTTCGCTCTGAGGTGTACAAAGTACATCCCCAAACTCTTCTGAAGACCCTGCGTTATAGTATCTACAATCGGGACAGTGTTTTTTTATTGCTTCAAGTTGATTAAGTACAGCCAAAGCATTAGTTTCCATATGCTGCGCTGGCATTTTCCAACTAGTTCCTACAAATGAATTTGCCGCAAAATTTATAAAATAGTCTGGTTTGTGTTCTGCTAAAACAGAATCAGTATTCTGTACATCTGTTACGTCCAAGTCTATTAAAAAAAATCTATCCTCATTTTTTAAATGATCTATGTTTTCATGATTTTTGACACTAAGCCTTCTAGCCCCACCAATTATCGTATGATCGGTTTCTCTCAATAGGTAATCCACCATATTGCTACCATCTTGCCCCGTAACACCTGTAATTATTACTTTTTTCATTTTATCCAATCTTCTATATTTTTAGTAGGCTCCCAGCCTAAAATTTCTTTAGCTAAGGATAGATCACACAATGTGTCTTGAGCTTCTCCTTCTCTATCTTCTTTATAAATAATGTTATTGTACCCATACATTTCTACAATTTCTTTGACAGAAAAATTATTTCCCCTTCCAAGTTCAAAAACTTCTCCCCAAGCTTGTTTTTTAATAATTAAAATTAAAGCGTCTACTATATCTTCTACATGAGTAAAATCTCTACGCTTAGACCCATCACCAAAAATATAAAAAGGCTTTCCTTCTCTTTTTGCTTTATCCCATATACCTATCAAGGTGGCATTACCCTCTTCTAGTTGATGAGGACCATAAACATTATAAAATCTAGCTATAGATCCTTTAAGTTCAAAAATTTTTTGATATAGTTTAATCGTCTCTTCTGACAAGTCTTTTGTAAAAGTATAAGGGTTTTTGTATTTTCCTGAATGATGGGAAGAAGTACCTGCAAAAACTAAAGGTATTTTTAATTCTCTACATAATTCACAAACATAAAAAGTACCAATTACGTTGTTTCTAGCAAATAAAATAGGATCAGAAAAAGAAGGCTGTATTCTCGCAGATGCCGCCAAATGTACTACAGCTTCAACCCCTTCTACTATGGTTTTATTTATGCCATAAGCTATATCAGAATTAAAATAAGTTACTTCATCTATCTCGTTTTCTTTTCTACCAGTAGAATAATTATCTATACTTATAACCTCGTGACCATCTTGTATGAGTTTTTTACATAAGTTGTAACCTACGAACCCTGTTCCTCCTGTAACTAATAATTTCATTTATTTAAATGTTGAAAGTTTTTTTTATCATTAATTATTATAACCATTGACTCTCCTAAAGAAATATTATTTGGACAGCTATGTATGTAAGTGGACATGTTAAAAATTTTATCGTAGTCTTTTCCATTAAAACCTCTTGCATCTATATAAATTAAAGTTTGATGATATTTTAAATCGCTAATTTTTTTAATTCTATCATTTAAATTGAATAAAGTTTTAGGCTGTTCTTCCTCTATATACTCTTCTATTTGATCTTTACTACAATCACTATAAAAAACGCTGCAAAGAGGCTCTAGAGCGATTAGGTGTTTTGGAGAGCAATTTCTGCAAACTATACCAATATCAAATTTAGCTTTTATAATGGGATGCAAAAGTTCTGTTGTAATTACTTCTGACCCCCATTTGCGGAAAAAATTTCTTTCATTTTTTAGGTTTGTGTATTTCCACTCTGGAGAATTAACCCCTGTTGCACCGCCTGAATGTTTATTGAATCTACTACCTCTAGATGCAAAGTGATAAACTAACCCTTCCCAAGTTTGAATTAGTTTATAGCCATTTAAATAAAATCTACAAAATAAATCGCTATCTTCTCTACTCTGTGGTGCAAAAAGCTCATCATGACCACCTATATCAAAAAAATCTGATTTGTACATACACCAAGGGGCAAACATCCCTTTGGTTGTTAAATCTTTATGTTTTGGTTTATAGTCATTCTGTAACCATTCTACAAATTTATTATAGTCAAAATTTTCAACCTCTGTGCCTAAATCTACTAAAACTTTTTCTGGACCCTCTGGATATATAGGAGGTTCAGCCCTAGTAGCACAAACAACTGTACCCTTTTTCAAATGTTTTAAAACATGATCATCTAAATCTGGCGCTGCGACCATATCTGCATGAAAGGCCATTATTATATCTGTTGGAGCCATCTCTATGCCTTTGTCAAACATACCAACTATTCCAACTCTTTCTGGCCCTTTATTTTTGTAAGTTAACAAAAATTCATCATTTAGGGAATCAACCCATTCTGAAGTTCCATCAATAGAAGCATCATCTAGAACTAGTATAAAATGATTCGTTTTTAATTTTTTAATAGAATCATACGATACTTTTAATAGCTCCAAATTATTTCTAGTGGGTATTACAAAGGTTATTTTTTCCATACTTTTTTCAAGATTTTAGAATCTTTGTGAAGCAAAATTAAATTATGACACCATTCTCTTGGAGTTTTGTTGGTTTCTGGATTAATAGTATAATAAGAAAATTCGCTACAAAACTCTTTTATTTTATCTTCGGTTTCAGGAAACCATTCTATCATTATATTTGGTTTATTTTTTACAATTATTTCTTGTAATTCCATAAGGCAATCTATATCAGACCCCTCCGTATCAACCTTAATAAAGTTTAAATTTTCAAGTTCTATTTTTAAGTTTTCGCTGAAATCTTTCCAACAAAGACATTTGAATTTTCTTTCGCTGTTCCAAGATTCTTGTAAGGATATTTTGTTTTTTAAACCGCCATTTCTTTCTTTTTCATCCCAAACAAAATCTAACATACCTGACTCTTCTGATATTGCAAATTCATTCAATGAAGCTTTGAGGTTATTTTGTTCACAAACTATTTTTAGTTTTTGAAATTCTTCAGGATTAGGCTCAAAACATATAAGGCTTTTAATTCTTTCTTTAAATGGAACCAACTCTCTCACAGAGTCTCCATTTCTAGCTCCAATATCAACATAATGAATATCACCACTTGGAAGAAAAGGTGATATTAAAGAATGATCGTAATATAACTGATTTCTTTCTTTAAAATAACAAGATTCTTCATCCACAAATTGAATAATTTTGTGGCCTCTAATATAAAATTTTGCAAGTAATTGCTTATTCATTTACTAGTAAGTTAGTCTAATTTAATTTCTTTCAAAGCATCAATAAACCTTGTAGCCATAGCTGATTTACTATAAATTTCACAAAAAGACCTTCTATCTTGTAAATCAACAGGATCTTTTGCTTTTCTATGCAGCATATCTACCTTGTCTATAAAATCTGATAAGTTTCCATCTTTGAAATAAAAAGCCCTGTCTCCAAAATAATCTTTACCTCCTTGATACTTTGAATCTGATAATAAAACATTTTTACCGTGATAGTAGCCCTCCAATAAACTCAATCCACCTGTAGAGGCTTCAGAATATTCACAAACTAAAAAAGAACAATTTAAAATTGCTTGTTTATATTCATCAAAACTTAACGAGTGTTCTGGCCTCATTTCATTTATATTCAACTTTTCACAAGCTTTTCTTAAGAATCCATAATTGGAATCTTTGTAAGCCCTTAAGGGGTGAAAAATAAAATCTTTATTTTCTAATAAGGACTCATTTTTTTTATCTTCAAATGATTCAAAGAAACATTTTATAACTTTTGTTTTTTGATCGCTGCTATAAAGCTCATTAACTCTAAGGCCAACCTCATTTGAAGGAACCCATATTTCATCATAAAAAGGAAAACCTATAATTGAATATCCTTCGACCCAAGGATATAAATCCCAAAGATACAATATTCTTTTCATATGAGGATATTTTACCGCAAAACTTTTGTAAGCGCCTTGAGTATAATGCTCTGAACCACTTATACATAAAATAATATCACAAGAATTTATATCTTCTTCACTAAAACTTTCTAGGTTAGTTATAATGCTAATACCTTTTGTTTTTATGCAATTTAAAACTTTATAAGCTATTCTGCATTCAGTGCTTTCTGTGTTTTTTTTGACATCTTCTGGAACTATTACAAAAATTTTCACAATATTTAGTCATTTTCAAAATTTATATACTTTTTAACACCATTATTATTTATATAATATGCAGACTCTTTACCTTCAAAAGTTAGCCCTCTAATATATTTACTAAGATCTTTTATTTTATTTAAATCTTTTCTGTAATAAATAGCGGCTTTTGATTCATCTTGTTTTACTGCGTCATATTCACCGTTCAGTAATAGATAAAACCAATCCTTAAACATTTTAAACATTACTTTGTTGCCTTTTTCAAAAAGACTTTGAGCCGTGTCAACATTTCTATCAACCGCAAATGATCTAATTTCTATTATATCTCCAGTGTCTATGCCTTCATCAATCAGATGTAAGGTTATTCCGCATTTGTTGTCACCATTTATCAAAGTCCAACTATATGCTCCAGCTCCTCTATATTCAGGTAAAACAGCAGGATGAAAATTAAAACAAGTTCTTTCTTTTATTAAAAATGGGGTTATCAACTTGTCGTATAGAACTGATATAAAAATATCACAATCTTCTTTACAGTCTGTTATTTGAAAACCTTTGGGGATATTTTTTTTCGCCCAATCTATACACTCATAGCCAATGTCTCTAGATGTAGCTATATGTACTTTTTTACCAATCCCACTTGCTGCCATTTTCGTGGAAATATTTGATTGTTTTTTCAAGCGCCTCCTCTAAAGAAATACTAGGTCGGCTTTCTATAACATTATTTAGTTTGGTATTATCTGACTGTAAATGCCAAATCTCCCAAGGACGAATACGAGAATCTTCTGTTTTTATAATTGTTTCTTCATGCCCCATAAGTTTACCAATAAGTTCGGCTAATTCATATATCCTGATGCCGTCCTCACTTCCCATATTATAAACCTCTCCAAATTGACCTTTTTCAAGAAGTTCTACAGCCATTTTGGCTGCGTCTCCAGCGTATTGAAAATCTCTAAAAGAATTGTTTCCTAAATTGACAACATTGCTTTTAGCTAATTGAGAAATAATCTCTGGGATAACATATTCGTGCGTTTCTCTTTCTCCCACACAATTAAATTGTCTTAATGAAATTGCTGGAACATTAGCTTCTCTCCATCTTACCTGAACTAAACCATCAGCAGCTAATTTTGAGACACCATACGTAGAATGAGCTTCAACAGCATCGGTCTCTTTTATTTTTCCTTTCATGTCCCCGTATATTTCTGCTGAAGAAACTTGGAGAATAGCCTTTATTTTAGATTTTTGGCAAGCATTTAAAACTTTTAGTACAGCAGTTGCATTAATATCAAAAAAGTGCATTGGTCTTTCAAAACACTCAGGAATATATGGTTCAGCAGCGTAGTTAAAAACATAATCAATGTTTTCTTTTTCAAAAATTCTTACAAGTTCGCTTTCTTCGTCTCTTATATCTGCCCATATAAACTTCGCTTTTTCGTGAATGTTTTTTGTTTTACCTGTAATTAAATTATCTAAAACTGTTACATTACACCCTCTTTCATCTATTAAATAATCAACGAGATGTGAGCCTATAAATCCAGCTCCACCTATAACACAAACATTGCAGTTTTTTATTTCTCTATTTTCTTTCATAATATTATTTTATTATAACCAATATAAAAAATAAATCTACTTAAATGCAACCAATAGAAAATCTCTAGAAGGGTTATGATGGATGTAAGCTTCTTTCTCTTCTACTTTAGAGAATCCTGCATTGTATAAAAGAGGACTTAAAGTTGCTGGACACCAACACCATTTATGACCAACTGTGGTTTCATCTCCAAAAAGTTGAATAGCACCGTTGCTTCCATTTATGATATTTGGGTCATCACTAGACAATATAGTCTGGCATATTGATTTTAAATTGCCAGTTTCTATCACAAGTTTACCGTTTTTATTCAACCATTTATACCACTTTTTTAAAAGAGGTTGCATTTCATGTAACCCTATATACATAGCAAAATGAGACAATAAAATTTCTTCTACTGTATTTTCCTGCCAATCCATAGTTAAAATATCTGCCTCGTGATCAACTTCCATATACCCATGGTACATTGATTTGTTATCAATATTTATATAACCTTGTCTATAGTCTTGGCCTGAAGCTAAATTAAGTTTCATTTATTAAATCGCAGATAAAGTCAATTTTTTTATTTTTTAGTTTTGTGTAAGTTGGCAAAATTAAACCTTTATCATATAAAAATTCACACTTAGGTAGACTTTCTTCTTCTTTTATAAACGGTTGTTTATGCAATGGATTAAAAAGGTGTCTATAATCTACATTATTATCTATTAATTTTTTTATTAGTAAGTCTTTTTTTTCTTTAATTAAAATAGCAAAATACCAGTAAACATTATTCTTATCTAAAGGAAGTTGAATGTTTTGATTTCCTTCTAAATTTTTTCTATACCTATCTGCAATTCTTTTTCTTTCTTTTAAAGTTTTGTTTATGTTTTTTATTTGCCCTAATCCCAAAGAACAATGAATATTACTAAGCCTAAAATTAAAAGCCGTGTCAGAGTGGATGTATTTTTTTCTATCGATAAAATTTAAATTCCTCAAAGCGCACAATCTTTCATAAATTTTTTTATCATCAGTTAAAATCATTCCCCCTTCTCCAGTGGTAACTATTTTATTGGAGTAAAAAGAGAAAGTGCTTACATTTCCTAATGAACCAGCCTTCTTATTATTACTTTCAGATCCATGAGCTTCTGAAGCATCTTCTATTATTTTAATTTCAGGGAATTCAAGTCTGAAGTTTTGCAACTGATGTGGATCAACCACAAGTCCATACATATCAACAACCATTATTGCTGAAGTTTTATCGGTAATTTTATTTTTTAAAGAAGAGAAGCAAAGATTCCATGTTTTTAAATCTGAGTCGCAAAAAACAGGTTTTAAACCGTTTTCTAATACTGCTGTAAGACAAGATATTATTGTTAGGGAAGGTATTATTATTTCGCTGCCTTTTGGCAAATTCAAAGATTTTATAGCCAAGTAAAGAGCTGTGGTCCCATTACTACAGCTAACGCCATATTTTCTACCACAATAATCAGCCATTTTTTCTTCAAATAGCTTTATATTTTTACCTTGAGAAATATAACCTTTTTTTATAGCTTCAATTGCTAATTTTTTATCCTCTTTATACAAATGAGGGATAGATATTGGAATCATATTACTAATTCAAAGAATTTCTTTCATACAGTATAGGGCCAATCATACCTTTTTCATGAGCTAAAAACTCTCCTAAAACACTAGCCTCAACGACTTTACTGCCTATCGGAGATATTTCCCCCATTGGCTCGCATAAATTATTATATTTTAAACCATGTTTTTTTATCGCAGCATCAAGAGTATGGCAATCTGTCTTAAATTCAAAAGAAAGAACTTCTCCACTAACCCAATAATCAAAATTGCTTAAAATTAAATCTTTTGTTCCACTTAATCCCACATTGAAGCCTATAAACCCAGTCTCCGTATGTGTATCTTTTTTTGTGGCTTCTGCAACATTGACACAAACATATTTTCCATCAATATAAGCTCCATGCCTCATAACTTTGAAAAATTCTCTCCCCAAGTACGCCATATTATAACCACCTAAAATATCATCAAAAAAAGCATCTGTAAATTCTTTGATTAAAATACAATCTGCATCAATCCAACAGAACTGATCGTCAATTAATTCTGATGCATATTGAATGGATGCCACGGGTCTAAACCATTTTACGCTCCTTGGGCTTGAGTATTCGTCAGTAAAATTTATTTTATGTTTTAGTTTTGAATCAACAAAATCTACAATCTTTAAATCTTTGTACTCATAATTCATTAAATTAAAAAATTTAATGTTTTTATGTTTATTATATTTACTTAACCAGTCTGGAGTTTTTTCAGTATATAAATCTGTCTCATCTTCAAAAAATACATAAAGTTTATGAGAAGGTTGAGTTAATAAAAATGATTCCAAAAACTTATGCCCACATATTTCATAAATTTCTTTAGTAAAAGTTGTAATAAAATTCATATTAAATGGAACTGTAAAGAGTATTTTGTTTTTTTTGCTTATCTATGTGTTTTACATGAAGAATAGAATAAAGCTCTATTGGCTTTTCTTCTATCCTAGCTTGATTCCCTGCACCATCTAAGATTTCGTGAACTTTATTTTTCCACCTTATGTGACCTTTTGTGGATACAAATCTAGATTGATAATCTGGAAATCCTTCCCAACCAAGTTCGTTTATATTCCAATTAAAATTTTGCACATCTTCTTCAGTAGCTCCTTGTACAATATTTATTCTAGGAA